TCTTGTGTCCCTCCATCCCTGTCCTTTGCGATCTCGACCACGTTCGTGCCTTTGTAGGCTTCCGCATCTTCTGACCATTTGAACATTTGCTCTGTGAGCCTTTTGAAGTCCTCATTCTTCCTGTGGACGATGAAAGCATTGTCAACCATGTTAGACAGGTCTGCGCTTCCGCTTATGTCATCAAGCCTAAGAAAGCCGATAGCCTTCCGGGGATGTGCCACGAAGATGATGTGCGTATTCGTCCGTTTTGCCAGGGAAGACAGATCATTGATGAAACTGGTCTGTGCATCATACTTGTCATGCGGATTCAGGTCACGAATGTTCAACGCCATAAGATTGTCCAAGATGATCAGATCGGCCTTGACCTTGTCGGCCTGTCTCTCAAGATTCCGCCGGAGGATGCTGTATTTGTTTCCATAGTCGTTCTCGTACAGCCAGAAGTGTCCTTCCATCCAGTCAGCTATCTTTTCATCAACAGCCTCAGGGACCTGGTAGAAGCCGTTCCACTTGTCCGGCACCGTGTTGCTCTTTCCGGCTGCCTGCAATGACATCCATTTCCAGAAGTTCTTATCTGTCAGTTCGCCGGAATAACAGATGACATTGAAGCCACCAGACAAAGCCGAAAGAATGACCTGTGACAGGACCGTGGACTTGCCGCTTCCTCTGAGTCCGGAGACAACAGTCAAGGATCCTTTTTTCAGCCCCCTCATTCTGTTGTCAATTCCCTCGATGCCGGTCTTAATGAAGACCTCTGATTGTGTTTTCTTTGCCCGGATCTGCTTCGGGGTCAGCCACATCGGGCGGCCTTCCAATTCTTCCTGCACTTCCTCGATATTGATCGGCTGGATGTTCTGCGTTCTGTTGGCTTTATGGGCCTTCCATCCTGCATCAATCCAACTGTCATCTTCATCGGGGCCATAGGCCTTCTCATAAGCATTTGGTTCGTACTTGATGCGGACATCCTGCCAGTGCTTGCCCTGGCATGAATTATGGAAACAGTAAAAGCCAATCTTGCCATTGTCCCCGACAGTAATCATGCTGTCCGGGGCTTTGTGGTTCGAATTGAAAGGACATTCATTCAGCACATACTTTGTATAAGTTCCGCTCTGCTTCTTCTCTTTGTACTGGATACCGTAGCGGGCCATCCATGTTTCGATATCAAAGTTCTGTGGCCGGTAGTTGTTATACGCTTCCGGCTTCTGCTCTTTCGGCAGGACATCATCTGCAAACTTTTCAAGATATGCCTTCGGGGTTTCCGTATAGCTGTCCGCCTCAGACAGGATCCTGCTCATGCGGTGGGGCCGTTCCGGCGTATTGCTTCCCTTCTGTGCCAGTGTTCCGTACATCTTGCAGATGCGGGCCGGGTTGAATGTGGAAGTGTCCACCTTGATATCATCGTTGCTGAATACCAGGTCAAGGGCCTGCAGACATCTCTTGATTAATGCTTCGTTCTCATCAGTGTTCTTCAGCCCGACCTTGTACAGCAGATGGATACCATTGCCAGACATAGCTATGAGCGGATCACTGAAGCCTCTGACTTTCAGATACTTCTTTATCTCTTCTCCCAGGGCCCTGGCCTTCTGCAGCTCTTCATCTGAACTTGACGTGCCGGCAGGCCTTTGCGGGTCCAGGTCAACCATCAGCCAGTTATAGCCAACAATGTCGGCGTCCGTGGTTGCCTTCTCCGGGAAGGCTTCAAAGTGGTCTCTCTGAAGTCTCGAATAGCAGCCGGGGTCAACATAGTTGAGAGTGAAGTAGACGATGGCGTTCTTAAGGTTGATATTGGTCTTCAGCTTTTCGACAGCTGTCTCAGCATCCGTAAAGTAACCGCTCAGGCTCTTTTTGCCAGGAAGCGTAATCCGGATCTCGAACAGCTGCCCATTTGGCTTGATGACCTTTATCATCCTTCGGACCTCTTTTTCGTTGATGTAGTCGCTCATTGAACGTTAGTCCTCCAAAGCAGGAAGCCCAGAGGCGTCAGCCTCTTTTCTTTCTACATTGTTATAATTCTTTAAATTCTTTGTTCCGTTTCCACTTGCGTTTCCAGTAGCGTTTCCACTTGCGTTTCTACTTGCGTTTTCACTTGTGTTCCGCATATCTTGAAAATCGCTATATTTTTCAAGGGTTAGAAGTGTTCCACTTTTTGACTTTTTTGCGGTCACCATTCCCATTTCTTCCAGTGTTTTGGTGTACCGCAACACTTTTTGATTGCTCCACCTCCATCTTTTGGCAAGGGAGCGGGTACTGGTCCACAGCTGGCCCCGTTGAATCACCACCCTACTCCCGCTTTTCAGAATCAGTGACCTGTCTTCATGATTTGCCATGAGAATCAGATCAATCCATGCAGAGCGAAAGTCGAATGGCTCTTCAGTGTTCCATATGTCAGAATCGAGCAGCTGTCTGTACAGCAGTACCCAACCTTTGTTATTTTTCCGTGCCATTGCTTAGAAGCTCCACTATCCTTTCGCCTGTGTGCCGCTTGTCGCAAAATTCGAACCGGACGCCGTAGCGGTCCCGGATCGTGAGCAATGACCTGTATAATGCCCGCCCGGTGGTGGCCTTTGGGGATTCCTTAATCCTTGGATTGTCCCAGAAGAAAACATCTTCCAGTTCTTGGATGTCCCCGCCATGCTCCACCAGAATGATCAAATTGATGCCGGCCTCCTGGGCCCGGACCAACTCCCTTCGGAAACGTTCATGCTGTTGGCAGACATTTGAGCAAAGTTCCTGCAGGTCCTTCTTTCGGTCAATCACCAGTCTCGGATTGTCCAGGGATTGGTAATCACCGACATACAACTTGCTGTTGATGGTCTTTACTCCACGTTTCTCAATCTGCCGCTGAATCCGGGCCAGTTCGAATTTATGCTCTCTGGTGTCAATCTGAATTGTCACTTAGAAGGGGATCTCTTCTTCGTCACCCGGCACGGAATTGACAAAACCACTGGCAGAGGTTGTGCTTGCGGCGGGGGATGTGCTGGAGCCGGGTAGGAGCTTGTCCTGTGGTACGCTTGCATTTGCCACGGCATCCCACTTGCAGAACCATCTGATCCGGCGGCGCATCTTCACCTCGCCGTTGTATTCCTCTTCCACATTGCCGAAAACTACGCCGATCTTCTTGTTCTTGAACTGGGCGGCAAAGTTGTCACCCCACTGAACGGTAAAGCCGTTGTTGGACTTCTCACAGGAATTGATGAATGTCTTGAAATTGCGGCTGCAGTTGCCGTCCTTGTCCTCGGAAAGAATGTACTGTGTTGCCTGGTAGGGCCACTTCTTTTCCGGGCGGATATCGGACTTGAAGCTGTCCATGAAGTAACCTGCCTGCTTATCCGGGGCAACAAAGTCGATCAGAACAACGATCATGTCCTTGCCGGTCTTGCTCTTTGTCTCGGAGACCTGTTTCACTACGGCGTAATGTCCGCCCAGCTCTACAGGGATAAAATCACCTGACGCCTGTGTGTTTTCGTAATTATTCGGTTTCTGCATAATTATTCAGTCCTTTCTTTCTGTAATGATTAGGGTTGATATGTGCGGCTGTGTCTTCACGGTATCCTTCCGGCGGCAGAGAAATGTCAGCCAGGGATACAAAGCCGATTCTTTCGGGGCCTACATACTGATAATTGGGATTGATCCAGACCAGTTCCTTTGACTGCCTCTGCCCATCCGCATGAAGGAAGTCAAGAGAGACCACAGCTGCCAGTTCATCCGGCTGAGACAGCCAGTAGTCTTCAAGAATCTCAAGGATCCTTTTGTATTGTGAGGAATCTTTCCACGGCATCTTATTCGCCATTGTTACCTCCAAGTCCGTAATATTCTCTGATGGCATCGTCCACTAGTTTCAGATTGTTCGGGATCTCCACGGCATCAAACATTTCCTCCGGGGTCTTTGCGGAACTGATGCCGTCCCCCTGGGTAAAGAACTTCTGATCCTTGCAGTACAGGACGATGTCAAAGCATCCTTCCACGGTCAGCTTCTCATCAAGCATCTTTCCGATGGTCTTGACCTTCTCCCGGCCATCCGCATCCGTTTCGGAGTGGTGAAGGAAATAGACGATCTTGTCATCCTCTTCCAGATCGTTGATGAAATGGATAAGATTTCTGAAGTTCATAG